ATGCTGCAAGGTTTGCATTTGATGCGGAGCTATAATTATGAATAATATGAATATTACATCTGCCAAATATTATGCTGATATGACTGGAACTAATGTGTCTATAAGTGCAACTATTGACGGACAAACAATGTCTGTTCCACTAGACCCTGATAACAGACATTATGCAGAAATACTAAAACAAGTAAAGGAAGGCACACTGACCATCAAGGACGCTGACTAATGCTTGGCTTTAATGCTATATCAGAAGTCTCTATTGCCGAACTGCCAGGTGCTTTTGTACCAGTATCAGGACAGGTAGGAACATCAGCTTTAGGTAGTGTTGGTATTACAGCAGTAGGTGCAGCCAATCCCCTAGGCGTATCAGCCACAATGGTTCTAGGATCATTGTCTAGTGTTACAGGAACAGCCAACGTATCAATCACAGGATTATCAGCTATAGGTGAGCTAGGAAACGAAACAGTGTGGGGATTAATTATTCCAGACGTAGGAAACACCTATACAAACATAACAACAGGTGCTTCACAGACATGGACAGAGATAAATACAGGAGCATCTCAAACATGGACAGATGTTATACAATAGATTATAAAGGTTAAATAAGATTTAAGGAGAAGCAATGCCAAGTACATATACAGATAACGGTGGTATAGAAAAGATCGGTCTTGGTGAAAAGGCAGGAGCTTGGGGAACCACCACAAATAACAACTTTGATATTATAGATAGGCTAACCAACGGAGTTGGAGCCATAACACTTTCTGGAACAACACACACATTGACAACATCAGACGGAAGTTTATCCGATGGTATGTTTAAGGTTTTGGTTTTAGGAGGATCACCTTCTGGAACAAACACAATAACAATAAGTCCTAACGATGCAGACAAGTTATACTTTGTACAAAATGGAACAAGTCAGACGGCTACATTTACGCAAGGCTCTGGTGCTAACGTAAGCATAGCAGCAGGTGAGGCAGCTATAATATTTGCAGATGGTGCAGGATCAGGGGCAGCAGTAACAGACTTGTCAGCTTTGTTTCCTTTGAAGTCTGGAGTGGCAGCATCATTCACAACAATAACGGCAGGCACATCTATATTGCCTGATACATCTGGTGGAGCAGATATAGGCTCTGCATCGGCTGAGTTTGGAGATATATACATAGCTGACGATAAAAAGATTAAGTTCGGTTCTGACCAAGACATAAGTGTTGAATACGATGAAGACGGTACAGACAGTCTTTTAATATCAGGTGGTGATGTAACCATAGCTGATGACAAAAAGTTATTCTTTGGAACCGACAAAGACGTAAGCATAGAGTATGATGAGGATGGCAATAACACTATGCTAGTCACAGGTGATGTTGTGTTTGCCGATGGATCAACCTCTGTTGATATTAAGTCACATGATTTAAGTTCTAACGGACTAAAGCTAGATGGCACTTTGGTTACAGCTAGTGCTGCTGAGATAAATAAATTAGATGGTGTAACACGAACAACGTCACAAATAAACTCAGCTAGAGATGGCACTGTGACATCAGTAGCAACAGGTAGTGGCTTAACTGGTGGCACAATAACAGGCTCTGGCACAGTGTCTCTAAAAAACAGTTTTTTAAACAATACGTCTTCAGCAATATCCTCAAGCACAACAACGAGTTTTACGGCAAGCACATATCCCACGTTTATTTCTGGTAGAACAGTAAGCACTGGTGGTGGCGATTTTACAGTTACTGTCGGTGGGCAAGCACATACTTTAAGTATGAGAGATGGTGATGGAGGCACTTATGATGTCTTTGCTACTTTACTGCCAGCAGGTGCAACTATTTCTGGAAACTCATTTACTTATGTAGCTGTGCAACTAAGACCAGGTTAATATGCCATTACAAAAATTACAATTCAGAGCAGGTATAAATAGAGACTCTACATCATACACTAACGAAGGTGGATGGTTTGATGGAGACAAAGTACGTTTTAGAAATGGACTGCCTGAGAAGATAGGTGGTTGGACAAAGTATTCTGATAGTCAGTTTGTAGGAACCTGTCGTGCTTTGCACACATGGACAGCATTAGATAACACAAACTTTATAGGCATAGGCACAAGTCAAAAGTACTATCTTAACGCAGGTGGTACTTACTACGACATAACACCTCTTAGACTTACTACAGGTGGTGGTGATGTCACTTTCTCTGCAACAAATGGAAGTGGAACTATACAAGTGACAGACACAGATCATGGGGCAAACCTTAATGACTTTGTTACTTTTACGAATGCAGCAGGATTAGGTGGTAACATAACAGCAGATGTTTTAAATCAAGAATATCAAATATCATCTGTTACAGCGTCAAACACCTACACAATAAATGCAAAAGATACTAGTGGCAATGGCGTGGTGGCAAATGGCTCAGACACAGGCAATGGTGGCAGTTCGACAGTAGGAGCGTATCAGATCAATGTAGGACTAGACGACAACTCATACGGCACAGGTTGGGGTGCAGGTATATGGGGTGGTATATCTGGATCAGCAGCAACTACAGCAATAAACGATGGAAGTGGTCTTACAGCTTTAGCTACTAGTGTAACAGTGGATTCGTCAGCTAACTTTGAAACAACAGGATACTTGCTAATAGGTAGTGAGATAATCCAGTACACAGGAAAAACATCTACGACATTTACAGGTCTACTTAGAGGATTGTTTGGAACAACGTCAGCCTCTCATGCTGATAATGCTACAGTCACAGAGGCACTAGGTGGTTGGGGTATGCCTGCTACAACAAACGTAGCAGGAGCTTTGTTGCGTCATTGGTCACACGATAACTTTGGTGAAGACCTAGTTATGAACGTTAGAGATGGTGCGATATATTACTGGGATAAATCAGGTGGTACATCATCAAGAGCCGTAGAGATTTCAACATTAGCAGGGTCTACCAATGCACCAACAATAGCCAAAAAGGTAATAGTTTCTGAAAGAGACAGACACGTTCTAGCCTTTGGTTGTGATAGTGAGACAGCAAGTGGTACACAAGACCCACTATTGATTCGTTTTGCATCACAGGAAAGTCTTACAGAATGGAATGCCCTTCCTACAAACACAGCAGGAGAGTTGCGTATTGGTACAGGGTCAGAGATTGTTACAGCCGTACAGACAAAGCAACAGACACTTGTTATTACGGATGTATCAGTACACGCATTACAGTTTATCGGACCTCCGTTTACATTCGGTATTACAGAGGTTGGTAGAAACACCACAATAATATCTGAGAACGCTGCCGTGGCTGTAGAGGAATCTGTATACTGGATGGGATACAGAGAGTTCTATGTTTATAATGGTCGAACACAAAAGCTTGTATGTCCTGTGCAAGACTTTGTGTTTAGTGATTTAAACAGAGATCAAGATACTAAGATTGTGGCAGGTCAGAACAGTGCATACTCTGAGGTATGGTGGTTCTATCCATCATCAAGTGCAACAGCTAACGACAGGTATGTAGTATACAACTACGAACAAAACATCTGGTATTATGGCACTCTGGCAAGAACAGCGTGGGTAGACAGAGGTGTGTTGTTGTATCCCATAGCAGCCTCAACAGATAACTATCTATACTATCAAGAGTTTGGTTTAGATGATGGATCGCAGTCACCTGCATCAGGCATTACATCGTTTATAGAATCAAGTCAGGTAACAATAGGAGATGGAGACAAGTTCTTCTTTGCAAGTAGAGTTATACCAGACATAACCTTTAGAGAGAGTACAAACGAAACACCGCAGGTCAACTTGACGTTAAAGGCAAGAAGATTCCCTGGCACTACATACAATCAGACAGACACAAGCTCTGTTATACAGTCGGCAAGCACTCCTATAGAGTTATTTACTGAGAAAGCCGATATACGCCTCAGAGGGCGTTCTTTTGCTCTTAGGCTAGAAAGCACAGCAACAGGCGTATCATGGCGTTTAGGAACCACTAGA